GCAGAATTTGCTCGGCGAAGCGTGGGCCAAGAAGCTCGACTACAACATCGCACTCGGCGATGGCACGACGCAGCCCGAAGGCTTGTTCACGGCGGCCGGCATCACGACGATCACGTGCGACAACACGACCGTCGGCCCGCCCACGCTGAACGATTACACGTCGCTCATGTTCAGCATCGGCAAGCAATATCGGCAGCCGGGGTCGTGTCGGTTTGTCAGTAATGACACGACCTACGCGCGGTCGCGCGGCATCCGGGTTGACCCGCACGCCATCGGCACGACGGTCAATCAGACGCCCGTGCTGAGCGATGTCAACTCGTTCATGAACTATCAAACGCTCGGCTGGGGCCACAGCGTCCAGAACGACATTGCCAACGGCCGCTGCATCTTCGGCGCGCTCAAGAAGTACCGGATGTACCGCCGCACGGGCCTGGAAATCGAAGTCCAGACCGCCGGCAAAACGCTGGCGCTCGCGAATAAGGCGCTCATCACGGCCCGCGCCCGGTTCGCTGGTCGCATCGTCGATGCCAGCGCCTTCGCCAAATGGACCGCCGGCCAGTCGTAGTCCGGGGGGGGTTTCTCACGTTGAAAGGTTTGAATAATGGCGACACTGTGCATCGAAGCTGACGGCCCGGCCAATGAGAATCTTGGCTTTCGGCCGATCCAACGGGCCATCCGCGGCCGGTTCGATTGGAACCGCTGCGCTGATCCTGAGGCGCATCGGCTGAGCCGCAACTTCGGCGGCGTGCCGATCCCCGGCCAGCGCATCGAGTTTGATCCCGACACGGGCACCGCCGCCCTGATCGATCCCTTGCACGCTGCGGAGCACGCGGCCATCGCTGAAGCAATCCGTAAACAGGGCTACCGCCTGCCGCCGGCCCGCGAGCAGTTCACCGGCTGCGACCGCGACACGTGGCTGTTCTGGATCAAGGGCGCGATCGAAGCGGGACTCGCGAAGCTCATCGGCGGCAAGCTGCCCGAATTCGATGCGAGCAAAGCGCGGCGCGATTTCATTTTTGCTCCGCCGCAACCGGGCACCGCCGACAAACTGATCGACGCCCTGAACAGCATGGCGGCGGCGCAGGCCGCGCAGACAGCCGTGCTCGAAAAACTGCTGGTGCTGTTGGCCAAGAAGTAGGAGCCGGGCTGCTATGCAAATCGAATTCTACTTGGGCAAGGGCAGCGCGAACTTCGATCATCGCGCCGTGCTGATCGTGGATGTTGGCACCGTGCCGCCGACGGAGCTGTACAACCAAAACTTGCCCGGCACTGACGAGCTAGTTCAGGTTGACTTGCCACCCAACAAAATGTGCCAACTGCGCCTGATCGATCGGGCGCACGGGATTTCGGGCAAGCCGACGATCCTGAATTTCAACACGAATCCCGACTACGCCAGCTTTCCCAGTGGCGACGTACGGATTCTCGGCATCGAGGACGAAAGCTCGTCCAGCACGTCCAGTTTGTCGAGTACGAGCAGCTTGTCGAGTTCATCGAGCACGTCGAGCCCCAGCTCATCGAACACAAGCAGTTTGTCGTCTGGTACGTCGCTATCGAGCGCCAGCTCGTCGAGCACGTCGAGCGCCAGCAGCTCGTCAACCAGCTCCGCCAGCTCGTCGTCAACCAGCTCGGCATCGTCGAGCAGTAGCTCGCCTTCGAGTTCAAGCACGTCGAGCCTTAGCACGTCCAGCGCCAGTTCTTCGTCAACGTCCAGCGCGTCGAGCAGCTCATCATCGTCCTGATAGGGAGGGGCAATGTTGGCCTGGCTCTTTGGCGACAGCGCCGCGGTTCGCGGGTTGCAATCGCAGCTTGCCGCAGAGCAGGCTGCGCATGAGGCGACGCGCCGCGAGCTGCGCGTCATCGAAGCCGAACGGGATGCGCTGGCCGCCGTGGTCGCTCGCGACCGGGCGCGAGTGCAAGCCGAGACGGCCTCCTACGCTCGCCAGCAAGCCGATAGCGAGGGCCGCAAGTGAGTGCGATCGACAAAGCATTTGCCGACGCCCAGCGATCCTACGTGGCTGCCAAGGCCGCTGTGGCGTCGATGGCGGACGAGCTGCTCGCTACGACCCGCGGTGGCGTGCCGACCCGGCGGGCCAACATGGGGAATGCCGCGGAGCAGTTGCAAGCCTTCAAGGGCTGGGTCTATGCAGCCGTGCGGCCGATCGCGCAGCGCATCGCGGGGCAGCCGATCCACGTCGGCCGCAAAGGGAAAGCCAAGCTCGTCCGCAGCAAGGCCGCGATGCCCGACGGCGTTGACGAGCTGCCGACGCATCCGCTACTCGACGCGCTGAACGACCCCAACGAGCTGATGGTGAAGTGGTCGCTGATCTATACGCTTGTGGCGTCGATGGAATTGACTGGGCGGCAGCTTTGGTGGTTGCCAGAGCTGGACGGCCGCCGGCGCATCTTCCCGATCCCCACGTCATGGATCGAAGGCATCGTCGGTTCGACAAGCTATGCGGCGTTCAAAGTTCGCCCGCCGAATTCTGCGGAAGCGGAAACCTTGGATTCTAGTGAATGTTTTTACGCCTGTTACGCGCATCCGGGCGACCCCCACGGCGTTATATCGCCGTTGCAAGCGGCGGCTGCCGCCGTCGATGCTGACGAGCAAATCCAGGTCAGCCAAAGCGCGATGTTCCACCGCGGGATTCACCCTACCCACGCGATCATCGTCGGCAAGCACACCGATGCAGGGGGCGGGACTGTTGGCGGAAGCCTCGGACGGCCGACACTCACCGGCCCGCAGCGTCGCCAGCTCATCGATTCGATTCGCCAACTTTACGCTGGCGCGTACAAGCACGGCGAGCCGCTGATCCTTGACGGCATGATCGAAGACGTGAAGCGGCTCAGCAACACGGCCGCGGAAATGGATTGGCTCGATAGCAGCAAGTTCCTGAAGGCCCGCATCACACAAGCGTTTGGGACAAACCCGGTTGTGATGGGCGAAATCGAGTCGGTCAACAAAGCGAGCAGCTTGGCCGCCGAGGATCATTTCGCGAAGTTCACAGTCAATCCGAAAATCGAGTTGCTCAGCCAGTGCCTCACGGAATTCCTGGGACCGATTTTTTCTGCCGACGGCGAGCGGCTGATCGTCTGGATCGAACCGTATTGCCCGAAAGACGACGATCTCGACATTCGCCGAATGCAGCTTGTGGCTCAGTTTGGCGGCGTCGAACTGAATGAGCTGCGGACCTGGGCCGGGCTTCCGCCGGTCGATTGGGGCAATGCTCCGGTTTCGCCAGCCCGTGGCGTGGCCGACGGCATCGCATCGATGATCGATTCGCAGCTCGCCGCCATTGGCAGCCGGGAATTATTTGCAAAGTCAAACGGCCATGATCTGTCCAAACTGCGGGCATGATGTTACACCAGCCGCACTCACGCCGCGTCAGTGCCGGGAGTGCGAGGCGACGTTTCAGCCGAAGATGCGGACGCAGCTCTATTGCTCGCGCAGGTGCCAGAAGCGCCGCGAGCTACGAGATTGGAAACGACGGCGGCGGGAAAGGGCCACCCATGCTCACGTGCAAAATTTGCAACGAGCCGATCACCGGCCGCCGGATGGTGCGCGAAGGGGCCAAGCCGACGGTGTATTGCTCGCGGGCGTGCTGCACTAAGGCGAGCACACTGCGCCGGGCGGCGCGCCGTACGAAGCGTGAACCGCGAGAGTGTTCGACGTGTATGGCGATATTCGTCCCGCGGCAGGCAGGCCAAAAGTATTGTTGCCGGTCGTGCGGCATCATCGCCGCCGGCATGCGCCTGGCGCAGCGCGAAGGCGACGCCCGATCACCGCCGCCGGCAGTCATCGCGTTGAGGGCCGCGAACGTCCGCAAGCGACGCGGGAGCGAATTCGAGCTGGAGAGTGAGTACGACCGCCTGAAAACAACGGAGCTGGCAAGGTGCTGACCCGCCGCGACACCAAAGCGATCAAGGCTCGGCACGTCAATCAAGTTCACCGGGCCAAGCAAATCATCGCCGAAGCGGCGGCAGAGCTGATCGCGCGCCAGCTCCGTGATGCCGCGGCAGAACTTCGCGATCGGGGCGTCGCCAAGCGCGGTCTGATTTTTGATCCGAGACAGTGGGACCAAAGATTGAAAGGCGCGCTCGCCCCCGCCATCGGACACGTCATGTTGATCGGCGCGGCGAGCGAGCTGAAGCGGCACGGCCGGCTCAAGCACAAGAAGTCCAGCGCGAGCGATTACCTTGCCCAGTTGGGGCTTGATCTGACCGACAGCGACTTCGCGACGGAGATGCCCCAAGAGCTTGTGGACAGCATCGAGGCGACGCTCGCCGACTCATTCAAGCGCGACTACTGGGCGCACGCGAACAACGTGACGGCCGGGAAAATTGAATCGCTGATCCGCGACGGTACCACCGAAGGGCTGAGCATCCGCGATATGGCTCACGTCATCGAGGAAACCGCCGACGGCTACGGCCGGCAGCGGGCCATCGTCATTGCGCGCACAGAGTCGAGCCGAGCGCTCAACAGCGGTCACGTGGAAGGTATCGAGTACATCGAAGATGACGCCGGAATCCAGCTCGGCAAAACTTGGGTCAGCGTGCTCGGCAGCACGACGCGCCCGACTCACGCGGCGATGGACGATACGACCGTGCCGACGCGCGAGCCGTTCTATCTGGGCGGGCACCCGTGCCAGTTTCCCGGCGACGCGGACTTACCAGTTGAGGAAGTCGCGAATTGCCAATGCACAATCACCAGTGCCGCAGGTGACATAGAGGAGGAAGGATGATCGACACCGGCCGCCGGCAGTCCGATAATGCTCCGCGTCTTCCCTCACCGCGCGGAGCAACACAATGAGCGACCAACCACAGGCAGAATTCGAGCTGGGCGACGAAGTGCGGCTTCATTCCGGTGGCCCAACAATGACGGTTGAACGTGTAAATCGCGCCCAATCGGCTGAACAGTACGTTGCGATGGTCGAAAGCATTGCAGAGGCGCATCGCAGGCCCATCAACGAGAACGAGCCGGAGGACGACGAGGATCGTCCCTGGCCAGAAGGTGAAATACTGGTGAGCTACACCTGCGTATGGATGGACGCCAACGAAGAGTTTCATCACGAAACCTTCCCGCCAGAGTTGCTCGAACTGGTGCAAAAGCGTGGCTCGTAAATGGAGGCGCTGGGCATGGAGGTTTCCGACGATTTGCGGGCGGCGATCAAAGAGGCAATCGAGGCGCTGGACGATTACGCCTCTGAATCTGATTTCTCCACGCTTCCAATGCCGCCCCCGGATGCCGTTGTGCCGATCCTGCCCGGCCATGACGTGCATGATGCGATATGCGCCGTCCAGGCGCTACTTCCCAAGCGCAAGCTCCCTTTGGATGGCCGCGAATTGTGGAAAAAGCTGCTCAACCGATCGCGTCGGAAAATGCCAGTCGCCCACCGATACGCAGCCAAGCTGCAAATGCTGCTCAGCGGATGGCTGGAACCGCGCGGCGAACTGATACCGCGGCGGTATCGCACGACCCCAATGAGCTACGCGCGGGCGGCACAAAAGTTGTGAGGATGCAAAAAATCGGAAGTCAAAAAACTGGCGAAGCGGCTGGCCAAGATGGTTGCGGACGGCCCCGATTCAATGCCGTGCATTCATTTGCCCGGCGGCCAACGGCATATCTTTGACGTGCGGAAATTCCCCGCGTCGGTTGGAGCCGAAATCGCACCGCCGCTTAAAAAAACTGAGCCAAACCGGGCCAGTCTGAGCCGAACTGAGCGCGGCTAAATCAGTGCTACCTATCCTTCCTCCATAGGTCAACCTTTGGAGGAATGCGATGCGACTTGTAACTGCCGGCCAAATCTGCCGCGTGCTCGCAATTGAGCGGCGCACGCTCGATAGGTGGATCACCGACGGCATTGTCACGCCGGCTCTGCCGTCGCCCGGCAAGGGCGGTCGGCATCTTTTTTCCGCCGTCGATTTGCTCGCGGTCGCGCTTGCCCGTGATCTGCGGCGGCGCGGGTTCTCACTGCCAGCTTGCAGCGCGGCGCTGGAGGCGCTAAGAGGCCGCGAGCTGGCGGATTTGCAAAGGGAATGGCAGGCCGGTCGAACGCATTTGCTCGTTGTCTCTGGCGAAGCCACGCCGTATTTGCTCCCACAGCGCACGATCACCTATCCAGCCGTTAGCGATCGGCTGGCCGGCAAGCTGTGGGCCTGGATCGACGTTTCCGGCGCGTACGCGCAGCTTGCGTCGGTGCTTGACGCGCAAAGCGCGAAGGAGCGCATGCCGGCATGATGCCAGAGACCACACAGGTCGATTGGTCATTTCGTCAGCCGCCGGATGGCGAGCCTGCCGACGAAGACGCGCTACTGGCGGCGCTGGCGCGGTTGCTGTGGACACGCGCGAAAAAACGAAGGGAATCGACGCCAGAGGGCATGGAGGAACCCGATGCGGTTGCCGGCTGAACTGCGCCCGCAAGACGTGACGGCGATTCAGGACACGCGGGAGCAGTGGCCCGTGTCATTGTCGCCGTTGAACGTCGTTGTCGGCACACTGAAAACAGCGGATTACAGCGTGCGCGGCCTTGAGCACTTCGTCGCTATCGAGCGCAAAAGCGAGGAAGACATGCTCACTTGCATCGGCAGGGAGCGCGATCGATTCGACCGCGAGATTCAACGCCTACTAGCTTATCCAGTTCGCGCGATCGTAGTCGAATCGCTTTGGACCGCGTTTGAACTGGGGCAATGGCGCGGCGCGGTGACGACAGAGCAGGCCGTCGGTTCGCTGCTTGGTTGGGTTGCGGTGGGTGTGCCGATCATCATGGCCGGCGACCATGACCGCGCGGGGCGATACATCGCGCGGTTGCTCTACACCGCAGCCCGTCGCCGCTGGCGGGAATGCCGCACGTTGGCCGCCGGCATCATGGAGGAGGAGCCGGCCGCATGAAGCCGACGCTGGAGCAAGTTGCAAATCGTTTCGCGCAGGCCAAACAAGTCAGCGCGTCGCAATGGGAGGCGCGCTGCCCGTGCCACGATGACCGCAACGCATCGCTTTCAATTGGGCAGGGCGACAACGGCGGCATAGTGCTTCACTGCCACGCCGGATGCGCGACCGCCGACGTGCTCGCGTGCGTCGAGCTGACGCTCGCCGATCTCATGCCGGACCAAGTGTCGCCGCACAAAGCCAACGGCAAGAAGCAGCGGGGCAAAGTTGCATCGATCTACGATTACCGCGACGAAAGCGGCAACTTGCTCTATCAGTCGCTGCGCTACGACCCAAAAGACTTTCAGCAACGCGCGCCTGATGGCAACGGCGGATGGAAATGGAGCACCAAAGGCATCCGCCGCGTGCTCTACCGACTGCCCGAGCTTATCGCAGCCGATCCTGAGCAGACGATTTTCGTTGTCGAAGGTGAGAAAGATGTGGACCGCCTGGCGTCGCTGGGAATCTTAGCGACAACGAACGTCGGCGGCGCGGGCAAATGGCGCGATGAGTATAGCGACGCGCTCGCTGGCCGAAAAATTGTTCTCACGCCCGACAACGATTCGGCGGGCAAGGCGCACTTGCAAACGGCGGCGCGAAAGTCGCACGGCAAAGCCGCAATCGTGCGCTGGCTCGAATTGCCTGGACTGCCGCCCAAGGGCGACGTGAGCGATTGGCTCAACGCGGGCAACAGCGCCGAGTTGCTCTTGGAGCTGGCGGATAGCGCCCCTATTTGGACGCCACCGCCGGAGCGCGCAGCGACGCCGATCGTAGCCGCGCCCGCGCCGGCGGTTACTGAGGCCGAAGGACGAACCGAACTATCCAACGCACGGCGCTTCGTTGTGGCGCACGCAGCCGACGTGCGATACGTGCCAGAGTGGGGCAAGTGGCTGACCTGGACCGGCCAGCGGTGGCAAATCGACGCCGGCTGCGATGTTGCTGCGCTGGCCAAGTCTGTTCCCGCGCAGGTTTGGCAGGACGTGACCGCCGCGTTGCCCAACGCGCCGAGCGCCAGAGATGCGACCGAAATGCTGTCGTTCGCCAAGGCGACGGCATCGGCTCGCGGTATCGAGCACTTGCTGACGCTGGCGCGCAGCGAGCCGGGCATCCCGATCGACGTGACCGCACTGGACCGCGACCCGTGGGCGTTCAACGTCGCCAACGGAACGATTGACCTTCGTATGGGCGAGCTGCGAGCGCACGAGCGCACCGACTACCTTACGAAGCTCTGTCCCCACGCATACAGTCCGCACGCCGACGCGCCGTTTTGGTTAGCAACGGTTCACAAGATTTTCGCCGGCAACTCCGCGCTGATCGGTTTCTTCCGCCGGTTGTGCGGCTCGGCAATGGCAGGCGAAGTCATCGATCATATCCTGCCGATCTTCTGGGGCAGCGGCGGCAACGGGAAAACGCTCGTCATCGAAACGCTACTGGCAGCGATGGGCAGCGACTACGCCGACCATGGCGCTGCCGAAATGCTGTTAGCATCCGACGGCGACAGACACCCAACCGAAAAAGCAGACTTGCACGGCAAACGGTTGATCGTCTGTGCCGAAACCGAAGACGGCCGCCGGCTTGCGGAAGGCACGGTGAAG